TCTGCGGCCCTTTTATCAATCTGCCTGCGCCAGAAATCGCGCACTGCCCTGTACCCACCCGAAAGAAGATACAGCACACAGACCGCCGTACAGAAGTACAGCATCACCTGATGAACAAATGTCATAGTTTCTTACCGTTATGGTTGACAATGAGAACTGTTTTCATTTAAAAAACCGATATACGAAAGCATCTTTTCTTTACATTCTCCATTGGGATTACCTCCGCCAGCTTCCGTTCCTGCCGCTGGCGGCTTTTTTTGCCGGTTATGATGATGCCCGGCTTTCGTTAACTTTGACTGTGACCGTATCAAGCAGTACAGGATACGTCGCTTTTGCCCCCGTGATATCTGTCAGCGTCAGCGTATCTGCTGTAAAGCCATCATTTGTCCACATCACAAGGTCAAACGCCGTCTGCTCTGTACCATCAATCACCGGAACGACTCTTTCGCTGTTATTTCCCGCAAAGCGGAAAACAACCGTATGCCAGTTATGGTCAAACGCACCAAATGTACCCAGTTGTGCATTCGACGTGCCCTTGTGGTGCATAAGATTCAGATTTGATGCATCCGTCTGAAGGAAGAATGATGCCAGCATACTGTTTGCTGCCGCGCCTGACGCCCACTGCGACACCGGCCAGTAGAGACCAAAGACAAACTGTCCGTTCACCAGTTCGCTTCCATCCGGAATTTTGAACCGTACGGCAATTTCACCCCCCTTGCTGAGAAGATTTTTTGCCTCCTCCACTGCAACAGTACGGAACATCTTCCAGGAGGTCAGTTTACCCGGCTGTTTTTCCAGTCGCAGCGCCTTCCTGCCACTGTCATCCGTCACAGTGCCTTTACCACCGGACGCATTCCACTGCTGCTCTGTCCATACACCACTGCCACTGTTCGCATCATATCCGGCCACCATTCTTGTTACGGCTTCAGTATGACCGCCTGCAGAAGTACCTGCACCCTGCTGTTGCGTCGGACCCGCAGAGCCAGACTGTGCATCCCCCGTGGAGGCTGGCGTGGTCGCCAGCGGTGCAGACTGCCCGCTCAGGAACGGCAGCAAACGCCCGGCTCGCACCAGTATCTCTCCTGCCAGCCGATCTGAAACAATGCCTCTTCGCGCCCAGGAGCTGAAGTGCGTTTTACGATCGGCTGTCGTCCAGTTACCATTACTGCGTGACGCGGCACCATAGTATCCCGCCGTGATAATGTCCGGATCTTCTGACGGCTCGTTTGTCGGCACATTCGCACCATGCTCATCCGTCATCAACGGCACAAAGTGAATATTCTGCGCCGCCTTGCCTTTATAGCCTCCGTAAACCGCCTCATACTGCACTGCATACTTCGCCTTCCAGTCGTACGTGGTGTCACCGCAAATCCACGGGACGCCGGACGTTGTCCCGCCAATACACTGGTCTGCAATATCTGCCAGGTCTGCACGGTATTTATTTACCATGGCAAGAAAAAGTGCATTGTGCTCTGCATGTCTCCCCGAACTGACATCTTTTTCCCCCTGCATCCAGATCACCGACAACAGCACGTTTTTCGGGTTTTTCTTCAGGGCTGCACGCGTTCTGCTGACCAGGTCACGATACAACGGTTTATCCACCCCCCACAGGGAAGAGCCCGCTGTCGCACCCGACGCCTCATTAAACGCGCCCTCTGCTCCCGCAGTAAATCCCGAATCGCCACGTCCACACGGGACAAGAAGGATCCCCGCACGGGCAGGCATAAACGGCAGCAGTTTTTTGGCCACATGCAGGGCATGCCCCACACAGCCATACTGCCCTTTATTGAGGTCTGCTTTCGGGTGATTCAGATTACTCACGTCCTGCACATCATGCAGACAATGGTCTGCAGGAATAATGTCGTTATATGCACAGGCCGCACCGCCCGGTGTCACCGTGCTGCGACGCGCCAGTTGCTTAATACGCGGGTCAGGACGATCATACGTATCCGGCAGCGGCAGCCCCTCGCCAAAAGACATCGAGTTGGACTGCCCGGCCAGCGCAATGACAAAGTAATATTCCGGTTCGCTGGTGGTGCTGATAACAGCGCCACCATCACCCGACGGTTGCACCACCACCGGTGTGGTGACATCACCTTCCGCCGCAATGGCCTGCATCAGGGTATAGGGCGTGATGGCCACCGGACTGCCAAATGGCTGCCACCCCTCCTTCAGTTTTTGAGTCAGTCGCTCCGCAAGGTCTGACGGCGACGCCGCCCTGACCACGTCATAGTGTTTAAATGTCATGAATCCTCCCGGTCGGGATAATGTTGTGAGTCAGATGAGGGGCGGGCTGAAGTCCGGAAGTTACAGGACAATGGCAGGAGGAAGACTACAGCCCGCAATACGAAAAAGGCCGCGCAGTTGCGCAGCCTTATGAATTCTGGTTAAAATCCATTCGATTATAAAAATGTATATCTCATGCTGTTGCCCGAACCCACTCGGGCTTTTTTTTTGCCCACAAGAAAGCCCCTCCGGAGAGGGGCTAAAGCCGCGTATCTGTATCATCATGCACATGGTGCCGGGTGCCTCCCGGTGAGTTCAGCCCGGTGCCACTAAACCCGCGTCATTCTCGTTTTGATAATCAGAGATTATACCGTCACCAGTCGCCCCTCCGCTCAGGGGGATTCACCATGCAGGATTTTTTTAACAAAATCCCTGACAGCCAGACAATCATCAACTTGCTGAATTGTGAGGTATTTAAAAATTTAGCAGGGTAACGGATACCCTGCTAACCACCTGGTGTTTTCTTTTTCAGCAACTAAAAGGCCCGCCGAAGCAAGCCAGAAAAAAATAAGTGTGGCGCGTTGTACTGGAGTCGAACCAGTGACCGATTGCTTAGAAGGCAATTGCTCTGTCCGGCTGAGCTAACAACGCAGAATGCCGATAAATGGACCGCCATCGAGGACTCGAACCCCGCGCAACCAGCTTCGAAGGCTGGCGCTCTATCCTGATGAGCTAATGGCGGTATGTGATGGTGGCCCTTGCTGGATTTGAACCAGCGACCTGGCGATTATAACTCGCTCTCATCATTTAGCTAAAATGGCTGGGGGAGTGATGATACATCAGTCACATTAAACATGAAAACAAATCGTTTTAGGTGAAATACAAAAAGAATAGTGATTAAATATCAAATGGATATGCTTTAAATCTAACCACAGTAAGGACGAGTATGATTTTTCTCAAGAATGGCGAAAGTTTTATTCGCGTGAATGACTGGGCAGAAATTCAGGCGAGAGAGTCTTACTATCCCAAATTAGAGTTAAATGATCAGCAACTCTCTGACGTTTTTGGTTACTACGATGACCTACCAGAGGAAATTCCATGTGGAAAATCAAATTGCCGCAAAGGGCATAAAAAGGGATTTCTGGTAGTTACGAAAGAAGGATTTGAAACGAATATCGGCCATGTATGTGGAACTAATGTTTTTGGTATAGCATTTGATAATTTAGCAATAGAACTTTGCCGAAAAGCAGATTTCCATCGCTTACTTACCGCACTTAAAGAGGCAAAAGATGATATTTTTAGCTATTACAAACTCAAAGCCAAAATCGAATCTGGGCGTCCATCACTAACTGAGGTTGCTCATAGAATACTTGACATGAAAGACCCTAAAATCATCGGGCGTGCGGCTTATCAAACATTGAAAAAGATGGCTGCTTCTGGTGATGGGCGTGTTTTCCGCTCAAGATTAAAAAATACAGAAGAGCTAGAACTGGACGAAATTATGTCCCAGAAGCAAACAAGCGACTCAGCTCCAAAAGTTAACAACAAAAACAAAACCGTAAATGAACTTATTGGGGTAATACAATACCCTGAATGCTTGCTGAATGATTATGACATTGCTCTTCTTTATGAAAGAGATATAAAAATGGTTCTGGAAAAATTAAACAAATGTACCCCAGATGAATTGACTGAAAGAGAGGTGTTGTCTTTTGGAATAAAGGTTTCAAGATTAAGAGAACGCTTTAACTTTGCTCAGGAACGCTTAGAAAAACCCAGGGTTTTTGCAACAAGAGAAAACCTTAAACCTTTACGTGCATTACTTAACATTCAGAAATCTGTAAGCAATAAAGACAAATTACTATTTAAGAAATTTATGGAAAATTTACCATAATTAAAAAACCCGCTATAAAGCGGGTTCCGTGTTAATTTTTATATTGGCGCTAAACCCCATAATTAAAATGATACAAGACAATTTTATGCAAAGTCAAGTCGGTTGCTCAAAAATCTCTCCGCCAAAGCTGTTCAGATCAGTAACTCGTTGCCTTCTCAAATTCTCTAGCCGCATGCCGCTCACCTTGATGCAGGATATCAATCAATTTTTCATAGAATGGTTTCCAATTGCGCGACCATGAAGACTGGTGCAGATCGGGAATGTATATTTGAATAGCTCGATGAACATTAGCTGATTTGATAGATACGAATCCCTTTCCACTACAACGCTCGCAGATTTTAAACACTGGCACACCACGCTCGCTTGTGGCTTTGCGGTCCAGTACCTCTCCCTTTCCACCACAACGACACCTGGCACTTATCACTCCCTTCCCTTTACATACATCGCAAACGACTGGTACAACTTCCGTTACCTCTGTCCATCTTTCCCAGTCTGACGGTCGAACAGCACGGGAGCGACTGGCCCAATATGGTGCTTTACCCCATGGGTATGAAACCTTACGAATGACCTGCTTACGGGGTGTTAGTCCGGTACCACTGCAACTATGGCATGTTACGCTGGTGGCCGCCGATCGGGAATACTCAGCAAAAGCAAACTGAGCCAGTACCAGCATACACCAGCCAAATTCACCACCAGCTGCTTTACGCACATTCTTCGGTGCAATTTCCATCGCGTGACGCGCCAGCGCCTGGACTGCCATCTGCTCATCAGTCTTGCTGATACCGGCCTTCCCGAAGAAGGCCGCCAGGCCAAACCGCTCACGATTACTGGTGGTACCAATAGCCGCCATAACATCGGTGCCTGTAAGACGTTCCGGAGAGGTTCCTTTCACATCGTCGCCGATATACATTCCCTGAGGACTGAAGTATTTTAGCGATGCCTCAAGCTTCATTATTCACACTCCCCAACCAGATTGAGAATGACCGCTGCACCGTCGTCTTCCATGCATTCACCCTTACCACTTGCCAGAAACCAGCGGCACACCTCCACGGCTTCAGCGCGTGTCACCGGTTTGATGGTTGCCAGCAATTTTTCAAGGTAGCGCTCGCGGTCATATACCGATTCGTGATGCTCAGAGTAACCAAACTCATCGCCCTGTTCTTTAGTTGCAGTGTGGCGAACACTGTAGAGCCAGTCCCAGTAAACGAACTCGCGAACAACATCAGACAGCGTATAAGGCTCAGGCAGCACATCGCGATATCCATCAACAAATGCCCGACGCTGTTCATCAATTTCGTTCATGCGGCTGCCGCCAATGCTTCCGGCTTTTTTCTCTGCCGCAGTCCAGCCCCAGAGATGATCGTTGATAAATTTCTGGGAAGACCTGATGACCCGCTCTGCTTCCACATCTTCGAGCGCTGCTTCATAGCTACCAAACGTAGCCCTGACTGATGCCGCTTTTTTGATGTTCTCCCGGGCGTTCCTGATAACCTGCGCAGGGTTATCCATGCCGATGATGCCGAACGCAACCTGGAAAGGTTCGTAACCATTCGCCAGCAGATAACGCGAATAGCGTTCCTGAGCCTCTTTTGGGGAAATTTTAATTTTCACCAGCGCAGCCTCAGCAGCATCCAGATGTGCGGGTTCGTTCAGACGGATAACCTCCAGCACCCAAAGATAAGCATCAGTCTGCTTATGCCCGGTGATTCTCCGTTGCTCTGGCAGGGGCTTGATGTTTGCGAGGGCGGAGCTGTACGCTGCCGTCGGGATGGTGAATAGTGCTTTATGTTCGTTATTATCAGTACGCATTACGCAACCGCCTTTTTCTTATGGAAAACCAGCTCTCGAACCTGATCACCGTTCATGAGCATATTGTTGAAATCATCGTGATCCGGCCAGTACACGCTCACGCGCTGCAGGTCATTCTTTGCCATCAGATTGGCATGAGCACATTCGCAAGCCGCAGCCAGCCCGGTGGCGCTGTTCTCGTCACGGTCGGCAAAAATAATCAGGTGCAGAACACCAGCTGGTACGCGAAACTTTTTCATAAAGCCGCTGTTAATGGTTGCCCAGGTGTTCACGTTATAAATCTGGTGCGCTGACAGCGCTGTTTCGATGCCTTCGGCGATACCCAGAGTGCTGGCGACAGGAAACATGCGGATAGCTACAGAACGAGCGTGATCCAAATAGTTATCTTCCTGCAGGGATTTGAGGCGCTTTGCACTGCTACCGATATCTGCTTTTTTATCACCATCAAGCAGAGTCTGGTGCAGATAGCACAACTCCCCTTTATCGTCCGTAGCAAGTGAATAAAGAGACTGGAACACACTCCCGTTGTGTCTCTGCCTGGCATTGAACCGGATCGCCTCAGCAGGAAGACTGAATATTCCACGAGAATTAAGATACGCTGCGCCGGATGTACCACGCAGTGCCTCCAGTTTTGAAAACTTGCTCAATACCCGTTTGCGTAAGCTGGTGGCGCTGCTGGTTACCGGGATTTTAACCCGTTGGTAATCATTACCGATCAGGCGGTCTATTTCGGTACAAATCTCGTTAAATGGCTTCGCCTGTGTCAGGGTGACAAGTTTCATACCATCGCCACTACCACATACACAGATCCACGTTCCTGCACCGTCGCGGTCGTCAATTCGGAACTTGCCACGTGCACCGCATACCGGGCATTCACCCTTGAAGTGATTTTTTCCGGTTATCGGCGGCAGACCGAAGTGCTCTAATATTTCAGGCCAGCGGCCTTTCGCTGCATCTGCTGTTTTCATCTTACTGACTCAGACTGTTTATATTTTTCTGGAGTTGGTGCTTTGCCTGCATGATGCGCCAGGCCTCACTGCCTGCCGGTATCTCACGTCGTTCATCACGTTCCTGAGATAAATCAATCGTTGTTTGTGCGTTTTCAGTGACCTTCTGAACCCGCTGGTGGCCTTTGGCAAACCGGATCAGTTTGTGTCTGATGTAGTTATTTACCTCAGGGGTAATTTCCATCGGAAAGTTACTCAGTCCGTCAGGCCACTCACCGAACTTTTCCCGGAAAGTGTGAGCACACCATCCGTCACTGACTGGACGCCCCAGCGAAGCACGCTGGCGCTGATAAAATTTGATCTGACTCCACCAGGACTGTTTCTCTGCCTTCGTCGACTGATGCTGATTTTTACCCAGCTTATTAAGTTTGCGGCTAGTGTCAGTATCAACGTCTTCACCTCGCAGCGGCTTGTGTCCACATTTCGGGCAAACATAGACGCCTGCTGGCTTCATGTAGTGGCATTGAGGGCATTCATGTGGCAGTTTTTCGGCCCGTTCCTCAACTGCCCGGCGCGCGCTTTCCTCCATGCCGTCAGACTTACCGGGAAGCTCGTCGTACTCGATTGAATCCGGATAACCCAAACGGTGCACGGTGCCGCTGTGATCGAAGATAAGGCAGGACTCTTTACCCGGTGCGGTGCGCAGCCCACGCCCGAGAGCCTGCAACCAGCGAATTTCGCTTTTTGTTGGCCTGGCGTAGATGATGCAACGAACGTCACTATCAAAGCCGGCCACCAGAACGCCCACACTAACGATGATTTTCGTTGCACCGGTTTCAAAGCGGTGAATGATGGTCTGGCGCTCATCTACCGGAGTGTCGGCGGTCATTACCTCAGCGTTAACACCCGCCAGGTTAAACTGGATTGTCAGATAATTGGCGTGAGCTACGTTGACGCAGAAAGCGATGGTAGGTAAATCCCGACCATTCTCCAGCCAGTTCTGTACGATGTCGCCCACCAGCGTAGAGCCGCACATGATTTCAGCCAGCTGTGTTTCGTTGTAATCGCGGCCGTACTCAAGCGAAGATGTGGTTTTAACACCTTTCAGATCCGGCTTAGTTGGCGCGTAAAATTCGTATTTACTCAGATCGCCACGCTGGATTAACTCGCCGATGGTGGTCGGCTTAATCAGTCGGTCATAGTATTTGCCCAGGAACGGAGAAAACGGAGTACCCGACAGGCCAATCACCTTTACGCCTTTGCCGCGCAGACGTTCGATATCCTTCAGGATGCGTTTTTTACGCAGGTGCGCTTCGTCGATAATCAGCAGATCGATATTTTCAGGAAAAACACGACGAATAAGCGTGTCAGCGCTGGCAATCTGAATTTTCCGGTCCGGATCGTAGTTCGGGTGATCCGCCCAGATATAACCGATTTCATCTCCAGGTAAACCATACTGCACGAACCGATTAGCCGTCTGACCAATCAGGATGGTGTACGGAACACAGAACAGAACACGCATACCACGGCTGACAAAACCAGCAACTATGAAGGCTGCCAGACCCGTTTTACCGCTACCTGTTGGCGAGTAAACCATGAAGGTGTCGTTTGCCTTCCAGTCACGGCGCAACATGTTTAGCGCTCGCTCCTGTGCAAAATTCGGCGTGATTGTCAGCTGCATTGTGCTGTCCCCGCAGTGATGAGATAATAATTTTGTGATGTGGTTTTCATGGATTCCTCCTCACATGGCTGGTGGTCTCCCCAAAGGCTGCCAGCCCCTTTCCGAATCAACTCACTTAAATTTCGTCGCACGAATAACGTCAATTCCGTTCTCGCTATATCGAAGAGGGTGCTTACCATCCCTGAGCAGGACAAAGCCTGACATCCCCTCAGGTAGCTGAGCCAGCTTCATCAACGAACGGTTGCGGGGAGACTTCTTATCGACCTCAATGGCACACTGCTGGCCGTCTGATGATGTAACCAGGCAATCAATAAACCCTTTACGACCACCGCTGATGCTGATGCTGAAATTGCGTTGCAGGTGGTATCCCTGAGACTTGATTTTTTTCTGCATCACATAATCGAAAACAACTTTGTCATCGGAGCGGATGAATTGCTCTTCCAGGAGAGCGATTAAATTTTGCTTCAGGTCTTCACTCATACTTTTTATCCATCTTGTACTAGCTTTCTGGTACAGCCGTTTTTTCAGGGGTATCCCCCTTTAGATCGAGATCTACCTAACCTATGTACCCGTCTGTTGGAAAAGCCTGTTCCAGTGCTTCGCACTAACACACGGGCACTCCTCCCCCTCCCCTCCTCTCATTGAATTTTGTGCGTACTCTTTAACTAGTACAAAAATGCAATGAGATTTGGGATTCAGCCACCGGACACCTTTAAGCCCGGTACCAATCAGGAGCGCGATTGCGTTCCTGCCAGGGGCGGCTGAGTTGTATACCCCTGTAAAGCTCTGCCCTGATTTCTCACAAACAAGCGGAGCCTTGTGTTTGCTTCGTGCCTTGCTCTGTTCTCCTTGCGGAATGAAACAGGCTCAGCGTCAAAAGTGATTTCGTATACCTCCGCATATTTCAGGGCGACCTTCCGTCTCAGTGACGGAGGCAGCCCCTGTAACTGCTGTCAACGCCACGATGTTTGACCGTTATTTGCCATTTTCATGCCCGCTAAATACTTTCGTTACTGATGCTGTCCGCTTTTCACCATTTCA